CGGCATTCACGGTCCACTGCAGCAGGCTGCGCAGTGCGTTGCGGCCAGTGTTCATGATCGCCTCAAACGCCCGCGTCACCGGCTGCACGAACACTCGAGAGAACGCCTGCCCGATGCTGGTGAAGATGCCCGTCACAAACGTGGAGAACGACCGCCACCCGGTCGGCAGCCACGTCAACAGGGCCATGGTCGCGTCGCGGATGCTGGTGGATACCTTGACAAACGGCTCCAGATACAGGGCATAGAGGCCGCGGCCGATGGCGGCCAGCGTCTCCTGTGAGGTCTTCCACCACCAGGCGAAGAAACCGGCAATCTGATCACGGAAGGCGAAAATCGCCACACCTGCTGCGACCAGGCCGGCGACCAGCAGCACGGGCCAGGTGATGAACCCGGCGATGGTGGCTGCAACCGCGGAAAGCGCTGGCCCAATCGTGCCAAGAAGAAACACAAACGATGCAATGGCCGGCAACGCCAGCACCACAGCAGATGCCAAGCCACCGATCACAGCGACGGCGGCGGTGATCGCCGGATTGGCCGCGGCAAACTGGCCCAAGCCGATCAGCAGAGGGGATAGCGCTTTGGTGAGTTGCAAGACTGCAGGAATCACAGATTCGCCGATCGTGATTTGCAGCGCTTGGAAGTTGTTTTGCGCAAGCCTCAATGCGTTCGCCGTCGTCGCCGACCTTGTTTCATACTCCTTCAACATCGAACCGGCGTACTGAGTTTTATCCCCCACCAACCCCATCGCCTTCTCAAGCGTTCCAATATTCTGAATCATTGGCGCCAGCCCTCGGGCCTCATCACCAAACAGATCAGACATCACCGATAGCTGCATCTCCTTAGGCAGCCCTTTGATTCGCTTGAAAATGTCCATGATCGTGCCCAGGGCATTCTCCTGCATCCGCTTGGCCAGCACCGCACCAGCCGATGCACCGCCATCTTCGGCAGCAGCCTTGGCAGCCTCGACTGTCCTCTTTATGTTTTCCTGCTCGATCTGCCGAAGCTCATCCGCGTTTCTCTGAGAAGCTGCAAGCCTTGCGCTCTGTTCGGCTTCCATGTTCTCTCGCACTACTGCCTGTCGATCCCGCGCTGCCCTACGTTCCTGTTTCAGGAGCGCATCATCCCGATCACGGATCGCCTCAATCTTGGCCTCGGTAGCCTCGCGCTCTAGCTCAATCTCACGATCCGCTGCATCCCTGTTCTCCCCGTGCCGCTTCTCGATTTCTTTGATTCGCAATTCAGACATTTTCTGCAGCGCCTTGATCTCCGCCGCCTGCCGTTTGTCGATGCCTTCCTGGAACGCCTCCGACTCATCCTCCCATTGATCTTCCAGCACCTGGAGCTGGCGCCGGTAGCGGCGGTTCAGTTCGCTCTGCTGCCGGTCGGATTCGTCCTGAATCGCCTCCAGCCGGCGGCGCCCCTGGCGCTCCACCTCGGCCGTCATGTCGCGCTCACCCCTGACCACCGCGCCGGTGCCATCAATCCCAAGGCGCTTCAACGCACTGGTCTGGCGGTCGGTCATGGAATCGCCCCGGGTCAGGGCCTTCACCATGTTGTTGAAGCTGGTGGCCGCCACCTCGGTCTCAATGCCTGCGGCGATCATTGCCGCGCCGAACGCGGCGGTTCTCTCGGCCGCAAGCCCCGCCGACTGACCCACGGCGCCAGTTCGAAGCGTGAAGTTCGTCAGCTCCGCTGCCGACGCGCCGGTGTTGTTGGAGAGGTGATTCAACGCATCCGCCAGCAGCACCACCTCCTTCTGACCGATGCCCAGCGAGCTCCGGAGCTTGGCCATGGCAGAGCCCGCTTCCTGCGCGGTCATGTCGAACGCCACGCCCATTCGGCCTACGTCAACAGCGAACTGCCGGATCTCCTGCCGGGGGATCCCTGCCTGGCCCGCGGCTGCATAGATCTGCGCGAAGCCATCCGCCGTGATCGGCATCTCACGGCTGAGCTGCAGAATCTCGTTCTTGATATCTCGCAGACCCTGGGGCGTGTCGATCCCCTGCACCACCTTGCGCACATCGGCCATGCTCTCCTCGAAGGTGATGGCCGCCCGTGCGCTCAGGCCGATGGCGACACCGAAGCCGGCCGCGGCAGCGGCAGCGCCTTGCCAGAGGCTGCTGTCGACAATCCCCTTGAATGTGGCCTTGGCGCCCCGCGCTGTCTTCTCAGCACCCCCAATCGCCGCGCCCAGCTTCTCCACCTGATTGGTGCCCAGCACCTTGGCGCTGATCCGTAGCAGTGCGTCAAGGGTGGTGGCCATCAGGAGCGCTCCCGCTTGGCGGATTCGGCGAACAGCTCGAGTGCTCGGGCTTCCATGATCTGCACCTCCTCCAGCACCGTCTTAGCCTGCGCAGTCGCAGGCAGATACATCGTAGCCAGAGCCAGCACCACGGAATAGTCCAACCCGATCACACCGCCCGGCCCCGTGCGCCACTGGGTCTGGCACCGTAGGAACAGCTCCACCGCGTGCCAGTTCTCCTCCCACACCCCAAAGTCCTTGCCGGCCAGCATGTCTGGGGGCAGCTCCAGCCCGTAGGCCTTTGCATCCTCCAACATCTCTTTGTTCGCCTGGTTGCCGCCGTTGAACCAGTGGTCAACAGCGGCGATCAGTTTTTTACCTTGCCTTCCTGGTTACTCTCGTTCCAGGCATCAATGATTGCGTCAGCCACACCTTCGCGATCAAGCAGCTGTTGTTTGATCGCTTCGCTGAATGGCACATCCTCCCCTCCTTCGCCTTCCCGATCTTTGACCTTGCGCCAGCCTACCCAAAGCTCGTCCGCCATTTGACGAGGGGTAAGTATCTCGATCGGAACCATCTTGCCGTCCGCGTCCTCCTCCTCAACTCGACCCGCTTTAATGCGCGCTTGTTGAAGCATCATTATACGGCCCAGCTCTTCACGCCTAGTCTGGCTGACCCGCTTCAACTCAGCCTCGAAGGTGTGCTTGCGGTGTTTGCCCCCGTCGACGGCCTCTGTGACGGTGGCGGGCCAGAAGAAGGAATCTTTGCGCTCAAGAAAGAGAGTCATCAGGTAAAAACAATCGTGTGGTCGTCGTAACCGTTGGTAGCCGAGGGGATTGGCATGAATGGCAGCTTGAGCATTTCGACCCCATCGGAGTCTTCGTACTCAGGATCACCCAGGCTGCAGTTGTTGAAGTTGAAAGTAAAGGTGTTGCCGGCTGTGGAGCCGTGGGTAAAGCTGATGCCGGCCAGGGTCTGGTTGGCCGCTGGGCTGAAGTAGTCCTTCTGCGTGATCGTCGGCGCTTCGATCACTATCTCCCCTTCCGGCTTTCGCTCGGTATCAATCCGGATCTGCTTGGCGCAGCCGGCCCGCTGGTGCAGCTTCGGCGAGCGGCCCGCCTTGAAACTGAACGATTGCATACAGGCCCCGTAGCCGTGCACCGATACCGGCGTGGTGTTGTCGCTGTTGATAATCGCCGGGGATGCTTGGTTGCTGAATGTCTGCGACGGGTTGGGGGTGTCGGTCGGGGTGGAGTAGAAGCCGATGCCCGAGAACTTGCCCCGGCCCACTTGATTAGCCTGCCCCTCAAACTCAACCGTTCCCCTCACGCCAGTGAGCAGATGCCTCTTGCCGTCGTAGCGACAATCGATCGTCACCCCCTCATAAGAAGACCCGATCGGGGCCTAGGTTACGGACGTCGCGGCCACGATTGTCTCCCCGTATCCGCTCGCCCTCAGAAACAGCCCAGGCTTCGGTGCTGTCCCGGCGGTGCCACTCCCCGCCAGCTCAAAGCTGAAGGAGATGCCAGCCAGTTTCTGGGTCGCCAGTCGAGGACGATTGCCCAGGAACGGATAGAGCAGATCGCGTTCAACTAGCTCCATCTGCAGCGGCTGCAGGCTGAGGTCATTCCCGACCAAGAAGGCATCCACGCCAGTGGGGGCGGCCGACGTGTTGTAGATCGTCTCCGCTTTCGCCAGCAGCAACCTGTTGTAAATGACAGGCATCGTTCAATCCTCGGCGGGGGCGGTGGTGGGTTCGGGCGCCGGCTCGTGCAGCGTGTTGGGCTCCCAGCCATCGCCGGCCTTGTTGAGCACGTAGCTGCCGCCCTCCGTGGGGGGCGGCGGCAGCGGCTTGGATGGAGGTGCCTTGCTCACGCTGCGCAGGCGTA